AACCTGAATTATCATTGCAAGGAGGCAGGCTCCCCCTTGCATATTGCAGATGACCATACCAAAGAACACAGTAGTTGATTTCAACACAAATTAATGTGTAGGTCAAGAAATCCCTGTCACGTGTTCTTATAGGACACCAGGCTTACGCGTGGCCCTAGTCTTTAACACTTTATATTTACATATTTTTCTGGGTTTTCCAGAATAATGGATGTTTAACGTCATCGCTGACCAAAGAATTTAGAAAAATTGATCCTCAAACTGAGCATCTAGGTCATCATAAGTAGCCACAAAGCTATGATCTTGACCTGATCGAGCTGACAACTCTCTGAGATAAGGAACCATCAGAGTGTGCATCTTCTCAAAATACTCTCGTCCGTGATAATAAGATTCACGCAAAGCTACGTGAATGTTAATTGCTTGTTGTTGGTGGTCAGGGTTTTCTCCCTTGTTAAACCACATAATCATTCCTTCGATTGCTTTCGCATCCAAAGGACCTTTTACATATGAACCATCTTTCCGAAAACCACGTTTTAACAACATAGTTTCCTGATCAAATGGTTTGATATCTTTTCCTTTTTCAGGATCCGTGGTCACCCAGTTCAGGTACAACTTACGGTATTCTGACAATGTTTGGCCATTGTAAACTCCCTCAAACAAAGGATGTACTCCTTGTGAGTTATCATCCCCAAAAAATCCTGACGCTACTGCTTCGTCAAAAGTACACGTAGCTACAAAATCTTGAGATTTTTCTGGTAGTTTTCCAAAATCTGGCGTCAACAAATAATCTTTTCGCATTATATTGAACAACGCCCGATGCAACATTGAGTTTGAGGCCGAGTTGAACCATGAGGTGGCTAATGTTCCTGAGCACATTATCCACATCCAAAATACCACGGCTCCAATAAACACAAAAGGCATTACTGAAGACCATAGCATACATGTTATTCCCCTAACAAATTCCGAGGCCAAATGAGGAAATTGCCGTCTCAAAAGGCGGCAAAAGATCAACACGCAAAACAAACAAAAGTTGATATCCCAACCCTCTATGTCTGTCGATGTTATTTTCCACTTTCCTGCCTTGGAAATTCTGTTCCACAAAAAAGACCATTCTGGTCCCAGTGGGTTTATACCCACCATTATGTCCGTTTGGCTCGGATTTGTCTCTGATGCAGACAAAAGCCCTCCCAAGTAAACGCGTGACACAATCAAGTGGACCAAATCCGCTGCGTAAAACAAACGGGAAGCCCCTCGTAGCACTCTGTCTAGTGTTCTCTTTTCATCTTTCGTTAAGCCAAGAGCCATACATCTCGGTATGAATCCTTGCTCTACCTGACGAATCATCCTGTCTAACTGATCTTGAAGTACTATTTTTGGTACATAGACTTCTCGACCATAACGTTTTGAAAACTGTTTGTCAAACAGATCCTTACGTTTTACGCCTATATTGACATATCCCACACCTGGGCTTGTGTCCATGTCAATGGCATGCAAATTTCCCCATTCTGGTACTCCGTTTATTGCTTCCTCAATAGTCAATTTTCGGAGCCGATCCCAAGGTTTATCCGGTGTGAAGATTCCTTGAGCCACTGACGGATGATGGAAATCCGGTGGCAACTCTTTTAGCATTTTATTTTCAAACTTCTTAAAACTAATGTTCATTGGAGATATGTACTCTCCTTGATCATTGTAAAAAGGTTTGAGTTTTGCTGGCGCCAGATTGTCCTCAAAAGGACAATTATCTGACAACGCAACAATACTTTTTCTCAATTTTGTTACTGAGGGTCCAACAAAATTGTGTGAGGATTTACCTATTGTACGCATGCCTGCTGGACTTGGCAATGGGGTTTCTTCCACAACCAAAGGTTTGCAACCTGGTTTAAATTGCAGAAGAAGATCTGCATCTGGCAACACAAATTCCCCTAGTGCAACTGGTTCATACAGGCATTGCTGTTCTACAATCGATTCAAAATCTGAAGTGTAGATAGGTGCAATTACTGACATGAGCTCAGTTCCTGCTACGTGAATGCCACATATAAATTTCACCCCTGTGTTGTCAAACACATAAGGTAGGCCGCACATGCCTTTTACCCCTCCAATCGATAATTTGTGACAAGCAGATATTTCTATTTGCTCATCATCCCTGCCAGTCGTTCCTGTATAATCTCCAAGAGCTCCCCCCTGGATCAAATGCAGCGATCCATCTGACGTGAACTGTACGCGAGTTAATCCC